TGACGGTTAACGACCTGATGGCCGACATTGCCACGATATTCCACTGGCAACCCTCCGAGATGTACGACATGCCGCTGGCCGAGCTGATCGACTGGCGGCATAAAGCCTTTATCCGCAGCGGAGTGAACCCGGATGAGCAATAACCTCAAGGTGCAGGTGCTGCTGAATGCGGTAGACAAAGCCTCGCGCCCCTTCAAAGCCGTTCAGACTGCCGCTAAAAATCTGTCGTCCGACATTCGCCAGACACAATCAACGATTAAGGAGCTGGACGCGCAGGTCGGGAAAATTGACGGCTTCCGTAAGGCCAGTGCGCAGCTGGCCGTCACGCAGCAGAGCCTCAAAGACGCGAAGCAGGAGGCAGCAGCGCTGGCCGTGCAGTTTAAAAACACGGAGCGGCCAACTACTCAGCAGGCCCGCGCACTGGAAAAGGCCCGGCAGGCGGCGGCAGAGCTGCAGACGAAAACCAACAGCCTGCGCCTGTCGGTGCAGCAGCAGCGCGAGGCGCTTAACGCGGCAGGGATTTCCACCAAAAGCCTGAGCAGCGAGCAGCAGCGCCTGCGAACCGCATCAGCGCAGGCAACCGTAAGCCTGAGCCATCAGAAAATGGAACTGCAGCGGCTGAATGCACAGCAGGAGCGACTGAACCAAACAAGTGAGCGCTACCGCAAAGGCCAGGAGCTGTCGGGCAAGGTGCGCAATATGGGGGCGGCCGGTATCGGGGCTGCAACGGTCGGCGGCATGGCGGCAACCTCGCTGCTGATGCCGGGCTTTGATTTCGCACAGAAAAACTCCGAGCTGCAGGCCGTGCTCGGCGTGGCGAAAGATTCAAAGGAAATGATCGCACTGCGTGCGCAGGCGCGTCAGCTCGGCGATACAACGGCCGCATCTGCCGATGATGCGGCAGGCGCGCAAATCGTTATTGCCAAAGGTGGCGGCGATGCCGCAGCCGTGCAGGCCGTTACGCCGGTCACGCTCAACATGGCGCTGGCAAACAAGCGCACGATGGAGGAAAACGCCGGGCTGCTGATGGGGATGAAATCAGCCTTCCATCTTTCTAACGATAAGGTTGCACACATCGGCGACGTGCTGTCGATGACCATGAATAAAACGGCCGCTGACTTTGACGGGCTTAGCGACGCGCTGACCTACGTCGCCCCGGTGGCGAAAAATGCGGGCGTCAGCATCGAACAGGCGGCAGCGATGGTCGGCGCTTTACACGATGCCAAAATAACCGGCTCGATGGCCGGGACGGGAAGCCGCGCTGTGCTGAGCAGGCTGCAGGCTCCTACCGGTGAATCATTCAAGGCTATCAAAGAGCTGGGGATTAAAACCGCAGACGGCAAAGGAAATACCCGGCCGATCTTCGCCATTCTGAAAGAAATGCAGGCGAGCTTTGATCGTAACAAGCTGGGAACGGGCCAGCGCGCCGAGTACATGAAAACTATTTTTGGCGAGGAGGCCAGCTCCTCAGCGGCCGTGCTGATGACAGCCGCCTCAACCGGCAAGCTCGATCAGCTGACCGCCACGTTTAAAGCCTCTGATGGTAAAACCGCCGAGCTGGTTCAGGTCATGCAGGATAACCTCGGCGGCGATCTGAAAGAGCTGCAGTCTGCGTATGAGGCTATCGGCACCGACCTTTTTGACCAGAATGACGGCACTCTGCGAACACTCACCCAGGATACAGCGGCGCTGCTGCTCAAGGTTGACGGCTGGATTAAAGCTAATCCTGAGCTAGCAAGCGGTATTGCTAAGGTGGTAATGGGCGGGCTGATGTTAGCCGGGGCGCTGGGCGCTATCGGGCTGGTAGCCTGGCCGGTGATTGCAGGCGTTAATACCCTGATTGCCGGAGCGGGCTTCCTCGGCACGGCATTCAGCATCGCGGGCGGAGCGATTACGGCGGCGCTCGGTGCTATCACGCTGCCGGTTCTGGCCGTCGCGGCGGCAATCGTGGCCGGGGCGCTACTGGTGCGCAAATACTGGGAACCCATCAGCGCCTTTATCGCGGGCATGGCCGAAGGCTTCACAGCTGCGATGGGGCCGATCAGTGATTCCTTCGGCTCGCTGAAGCCCGCTTTTGAGTGGGTAGGCGGTAAGGTTAAAGAGCTTTGGGACTGGTTCGGCAAACTGCTGGAGCCGGTCAAATCCACGCAGGCCGAACTTGCCGCCGCCGGAGACATGGGCAACCACCATTGCGCCATTGATATACGACTCAAAGCTGATGGCTGTCAGCTTTACCCGCGGCTCCCACTTCAGGATCGCCAGATAGCAGGCCGACATAATCTGCAGGCGCAGCGCCTCATTTTGAGGCTGGCCAATCAGAGCGGATAAAAGCGAGCCATACTGGCGACGCATCACCCTGGTGCCGAGCGGGGTCAGCAGAATGTCACGCACTGACTGCCGGATGTGATCGAGGTCGGTCAGCGCGCCGCCGGTTTCCCGGTTCATGCCGATATATTTTGCGGTTGTCATATCGGTTCCCCCGTCTGGCCGCCGCTGTCGCCAGGGTGCTTATGCTTGTGCAGTACCTTGCCGTTTGAGGAAAGGTCGCCGTCGGTATGCGTCACATCGCCTTTCATCGTGCCGCCCTTAGTGACTTCCAGCTGCGCTGTTTTAAGCAGCGTTGTGCATTCCACTTCCGGCGAGTCGAACAGGATTTTTACCGCCGCTTTGATGGTTGCCGTCTGTATGCCGGTTGCGATTAGCGCGCCGTTTTCCGGCTCGTACTCAATCACCGCGCCGTCGGGAAATGACCAGTGCAGTGCATCGGCCGAGGCAGACGGAGCCGGATTGTCATCGGAGAAAATGCCCGGCAGCACAAAGCCGGTATCGAGTTCGCCGCCGAGGCAAAGAATAAGTACCTGCTCGCCCACTGACGGCGCACTCCAGGAGCGGGTTTTACCCGCGCGGGCGCTCAGCCAGTGCAGCCAGCCAGTCGTATTTTTTCCCGTATCCACACGGCACAGCCCGCCGTCAGGTTTGACGGCCGACACGGTTCCGATGCGGATCAGGTTGCGCAGCAGGCGCTGAATTTCTGCGAGTTGTTCGTTCATGCCGCAAGGTTGCTATGTTGCGGCATGTTGATCAAAGAAAGCGTGTTTAGCTATGAATGAGCAAACACTCTCATTTTTGAGAGGAGAACTTTAAATAATCTTTATTTCGAGTTGTCAGGAGCAAAAAATTCTCTGTGTATTTCTTCTATTGTATTGTGTTCAGATTTATTTCTGATTGAATCCCTTAACCTGATAGCTTCTTCAGTGTTATCAAAATAGGGCGATCTATAAAAGGCGAAGTCACATAAGTTACTGTAAAAATTCTCAATACATTTGAATGCCGCTATTGCTTCATCAGTAGTTTCTCCAATTGACTCTAAGTTTAACTTTCTACCATTACGTTCCAATGGATAAGTAGGCGAGGCTGCGGATAAATCAATTACCTCTTGCAGCCCCAATTCATAAGCAAGTATTACTACATCTCGGCAGAAAAATTGAATATAGAACCCAAAGCTCATTTGTGGGTTAACATTATCCAAAATAGAAATCAAATTCCCCCTTGTAGATTCAAGCAGCTTATCAATATCCTCAAACTTTTGCTTATCCGCTGTTGGCGTTCCGAACATTGGATCACCTTTGAAAAATATCTTATGTAGACGAGGGTGAGGTTTATTTAACGCAGTTAATTTATCATGCAATTTGAATTCATCAACTTGCTCAAAGTAAGAAAATAATTCTTTCCTATGGGCGTGAAATAAGTCAATGTTGTTTTTCTGACTAACAATCTGGATTTGCTTGGCGGTCTGCTTAGTTGCGTGAAACCTGCTAACACTTGCTGATAGAGGTATTGCTAAAGACAATACACCCAACGGCAAGGCACTAATTGAAACGAATGTTTTAAACCCTTCAGCATCAAATCTTAATGTATAGCCTGACCATGCATAAGAACCAAGAAGGAAGAAATTCACAACTGGAAAGATAATAGACAACCAAAATATCGGTTGATGCCCTATGCTTTTTTCAGTGTGGAGTGTCAGGATATAGGAGTGGAAGTGTCGAGTTCCATGCAAACTTTTAAGGTAAGGATCATTTGAGGTTGCAGTTTTCATCCATGCATAGATGAAAGCGTATGACATAGCTGCAGGAATAACTCCAAACAATACAACTGCCGCAGCCCCCATAAGAAGGCTGCTAAAGAATTGAGTAAACCATTCCATATTATCATTCCAAAGATTGTAATGTAGTTAATGTAATGCATCGAGTATCAGCTGTTCAATGATATTGATATCATTTTCATTCAACCCCAATAAAGGACGAGCTTCATATTTCACTTCTTTGCCTTTACGCGATGGCCTGTCACGCAGGCCGTAATGATGCACGCGGGCCATGCGCTGCACGTTACCCGCAAACTCGATCAAGGCCTCATCCGGGCTGGCCTGCATCTTCATGTATTTAGCCGTGCGCAGCTTGGCGAACATCTCGCGCTTTATCCGGCCCTTTTTGCTGCGCACCGACTGCGTTTTGCGAGGCTTGAACGGCGTGCCGTCCGGGGCCTGCTGGCGCTTGATATTCTGCTGCTGACTAGCGCGCAGCTTACGGCCAATGCTGCGCGCCATCTCCTTACGTGCCGGGGCTGACAGGCTGCTGATCAGCGCCTCCAGACGGTCATTTACAAGCTGCAGCTCGCTCATGTCTGCCACTCGCTGACCAGCTCGCCGTGAACATAAAGCTGCACCGGCCGCGCATCATCCTCCGGCAGCGGGTTCTCGCCGACGTGCGTCACGTGCAGCCCGTTGTCAGCCCGCTTCACGATTACGCGCTCGCTCAGCTGCAGCTCTATGCTGATATCGCTGGCCGTGTCGCTGATCACATCCGCCTGGAAGGTAAAGCCCGTGCGGCGCTTTTCCTCGGTTGCCATAATGTCGGGTTCATTCGTGCGCAGCCATGCCAGCAGAGGCACGATCAGCAGGTCAATGTTACCGGTGTAGTCGGTAATGACCATGTTAAGCCGGTACTGGTATTCAAACGACAGCGAGCTGGCAAGCGTCGAGACGATGCGCCCGCTGTCGATAAACACGTTCAGTGCGTCAGGGTTTCGCTGCAGCTCCGGCACGCTGTCGGTCAGTGCCTGCCGCAGTTGTTGAGGTTTCAGCATCGTGTTGTTCCTGGCAGTCTTTGATGATTTCGACCTGCAGCCCGCAGGCGGC